TTATCACTTGTTCCATGAATATCAGAACGATAAGCAGAGGAACCATTAGGTGTTACCACATGAACTGATGAAGCAGGAACCGCAATATCATGTACATCTAAATCAGCAAGAGCAATTTCAGTTAACGTAGAAAAGGTTGACTCGGCTTCACCTTTCTGACCTTTGGTACCAGCAGCACCAGCAGAACCTGTTACATTTAAAATAACCCACTGAGAGCTAGTACCATCATTATAGTATGTATACGAGTTCAAAGTAGAGGGATCAAACCACATCTGCCCATTAGTAGGACTACTAGGAGCCGTTTCTGATACAGATATAGTGCCATCAGCACCAGCAGCACCAGCAGAACCTGTTACACCAAGTTCACCTTTCTGACCTTTAGCACCAGCAGAACCAGCAGAACCAGTTACACTTTCACCTTTCTGACCTTTGGTACCAGCAGAACCATTAGTACCTGTTACTCCAACTTCGCCCTTCTGACCTTTAGCACCAGCAGAACCAGCAGAACCAGTTACACTTTCACCCTTTTGACCTTTGACGCCAGTAACACCAGCTTCACCAGATAGATCTGAAACATAAGAATATGCAGAACCGTTCCATAAATATAACTTTGAATTGTCGGCATCTTCAACATTACCAGTTTGAATTATGGCAAATTCGCCAGTAGCGATGCCAGTAGGACTACTGTCTGCGTTCAACGCAGAGACGCTGGCATATGATTTAGCTACATTAAATCCTAATCCAACTTCACCTTTAACACCTTTAGCACCAGCTGCGCCAGCAGATCCAGCAGCACCAGTGATACCAGTAGTACCAGTTGTACCTGTTACACCAACTTCACCCTTCTGCCCTTTAGAACCAGCTGCACCAGTTACACTTTCACCCTTTTGACCTTTAGCACCAGCTGCGCCAGCAGAACCTGTTACACCAAGTTCGCCTTTCTGACCTTTAGCACCGTCTGCACCAGCAGATCCAGCAGAACCTGTTACACCAAGTTCGCCTTTCTGACCTTTAGCACCAGCACCAGCTGCGCCAGAAGCACCAACTTCACCCTTCTGACCAGCTACAAGATCACCACCTGCTGTTGTGCCATCACCAACATATATTTTATTGTCGTCGGTAGTGTAGATTATCTCACCAGCTGCGGGAGTGATTCCTGTACGGTTAGCTGCTAAGCCTCTGCGTAATTTTAGTGCCATGTTATATGTTCTCCATTAGAATGTCTTAAAATCTAGTTGTACAATTGAGGGTGACGAGAATGATCCAAAGTCAGTATCTTGTGTGATACTGAAAGAACCAAAGTCAAGGACAAGGTCTAGGGGCGCGGAGAATGTACCGAAATCAGCACTACTTGATCCGGATCCACTTCCAAGACTTATGCTGCTGTCCAACATAGATTGCGTGATAGATCCATTAGAGATAGTGTTATTTGCATGGAGTTTGCCGTTATCACCAATGACAATGGTGTCATTGACGGCAAGACCGTTCTTTACAATAAATGGTTTTTTCGTTGACATCTCGGTTCACAATTCCCCTGAGAGTTATTATTATCTATTTAGTAGTTCATTAAACTTATATATTTAAGCCCAAGGCATTATTGAAGTGTTTACCTCATTCTGGTGTAGACCCCCCAATTCCCTAGGATTAGCTGCATCATAAATCGCGTACTCTAGATGCGAATCAAGTGTTGATTCCAATTCAGAAAGTTCTGATGTTGAGATACTAGCCAAAACCCATGACAAAACCTCAGCTAATGTTAGAGAATCAAAAGCTACATGGGTTTCTTGGTCTATTCCAAGTTCATCAAACTCAATTATTGGCACCGATAACCGAGCCTCGATGCTAGTGTCAGTATCAGTGGCGACTCTTGAAGCCTCAACAGAAACAACAACCTTTTCACCGATGCCTACATCTTTATGTGTAAGGGAATCTATTTCCCATGAATATGTTGTTGACATTATCTTTTCCTATTTTAACTATATTTAGTGTTCTATTTAGTAAAACTATTTAATCTTATCTAGCTGTTTTTTGAGTTCATCAACTTCGCCTTTGAGTTCTTTAATTGACTCAATTAGAAGTGGAACTAATCTCGAATAATCAACTGTCAAATAGTCTTCGCCAGACTTACTTGTTATTTCGCCAGAATGTTCATCTGTTTCGTAATCAACAGGAGCCAATGAAACAGCTTCAGGCAAAATAGCCTGTACTTGTTGAGCGGAAACACCAACCTGTTGTTTATCGTTATTATATCCTAATTCTTTGGCTAATTCGTTCTCAACATATATAAACCCATCAAGAGACTGTACCTTCTCAAGAGCATTTTCTATATTGGACACTTTTGTCTTCAATCTTTGGTCTGAGTAATATGCGGTGACATTACCAGTAGCCGCTATTTGGTTTGCGACATATACAGGTTTGCTGTTGTAGGCTCGGATCCAAGTAGTATCCGTCATGTGCCAACCGCCACCATAAGATGTGAAATACAATCCAGTAGTCCCACTGGCTCTGAACCACGAAGAATACACTGTTGTGAATGTAGGTGATCCTCCTTGTGGTCCAGTTGCGCCAGTTTGACCCTTCTGACCTTTGGCTCCTGTGCCTCCAGTTCCACCAGTTCCACCAGTACCGCCAGTTGAGCCAGTTTGACCCTTCTGTCCTTTGGCACCGTTTGACCCATTTGATCCGTTTGATCCAGAACCGCCAGTTCCACCAGTTGAGCCAGTTTGACCCTTCTGACCTTTAGCACCATTTGATCCGTTTGATCCAGCACCGCCAGTACCGCCAGTACCGCCAGTTGAGCCAGTTTGACCCTTCTGACCTTTAGCACCATTTGACCCATTTGATCCGTTTGATCCGATCGCGCCTTTCTGACCTTTGGTGCCAGTGTTACCTGTAGTGCCAGTTACACCAACTTCGCCTTTCTGACCTTTAGCACCGTCAGAACCAGCAGAACCTCCCGCGCCAGTCTCGCCTTTCTGTCCCTTCGCGCCTGATCCACCAGTGTTGCCAGTTGTTCCAACTGGACCTGTAGCTCCGATCTCACCTTTCTGACCTTTAGCACCGTCTGAGCCGTCTGAGCCGTCTGATCCGTCTGAGCCGTTGGAACCATCAGATCCAGCAGAACCAGTTATACCAATCTCGCCTTTTTGACCTTTGGCGCCAGCAGAACCAGTATCACCAGTTGGTCCATCATCACCAGTTACACTTACACCAATCTCACCCTTCTGCCCTTTAGAACCGTCAGAACCAGAACCTCCAGTTCCACCAGTTCCACCAGTTGCTCCAGTTACACCAACTTCGCCTTTCTGACCTTTGGAACCAGCATCACCAGTTACACCAATCTCGCCTTTTTGACCTTTAGAACCTGCGGCACCAACTTCACCTTTCTGACCTTTGGAACCAGTATCACCAGTTACACCAATCTCGCCTTTTTGACCTTTAGAACCTGCGTCACCAGTTGAGCCTGTTGAGCCTGTGTCACCAGTCACTCCAACTTCGCCTTTCTGCCCTTTGGTTCCAGTTTGACCTTTGACGCCAGCCTCACCAGATAAATCTGACAAGTACGAATATGCGGAACCGTTCCAAAGGTATAATTTTGAATTGTCTGCGTCTTCAACGTCACCTGTTTCAATAAGCGCGAATTCACCAGCAGCGATGCCGCTAGGACTACTGTCTGCGTTCAACGCAGAGACGCTGACATATGTTTTGGCTATATTGAACCCTAGTCCAGTTTGACCCTTTTGCCCCAACTCGCCTTTTTGACCTTTAGCACCAGCACCACCAACATTTCCAACTTCGCCTTTCTGCCCTTTGGAGCCAGCATCACCAGTTACACCAATCTCACCTTTCTGACCTTTGGTACCAGCAGCACCAGTTGAGCCTGTTGTGCCAGTTGTGCCAGTATCACCAGTTACACCAACTTCACCCTTTACACCTTTAGCACCGACTTCGCCCTTCACACCTTTAACACCAGTTGCGCCAGTGACACCGATGATACCTTTCTCACCCTTCTGCCCGACTGGACCTGTTGAGCCTTGTAAGCCAGTGTCACCCGTAGTGCCTTTCTGACCTTTGGCTCCATCTGAAACTGTCAATTTTCCGTAGTTTGCACTATTGATGTCTTGATCAATTATCGAGTTAATGCCAAGTAGATCTGCAAATAATCTTGCTTTACTTTTAGCCATTACACATTCAACGCAAGTCTGGTGACTTTAACTACTGTATTTGTACTAGTTGGCAACACTTTCAATCTAACGGAACCACCAGATATATCAGAATCAATTGTAGCTATAGTTGTGCTTGTAGCAACCTGACCATATTCAGTCATGAAGGTTGCCGAGCCATTATGCACCAGAAGAAGTTCTGATGTTTGGAATTTGTTTGCGTTATCAGTATCATCTACTTGAACAACATACTTGGCAGATCTATATGCAGAAGCCAAGAAGGTGTCAACAACAACCTCAGACTGAGCAGTATGTGTTTTTGTATTTGATGTGTGGGCAGCGTTTGTGCCAACAGTAGCAGCTCCAGTAACTTGAGCAATAAAGGAAAGCGTACCTGCGCCATCAGTAGACAGTACATAACCGCTAGTGCTATCAGCTGTAGGAAAAGTTAATGCGCCATTCGCAATAGAGATGCCGCCAGAACCAACAGAAAGGGAGTGGAGGTTTGCTCCAACTTCAAATACTGCAGTGCCTGTAGATGAAAACAACTTTCCATCACGGGTGTTTAGTGCGAGTTCGCCAGCTTGAATTTCGGAAGTGGTGGGTGCTTTACCTTGGACGGCAGAGCGTTTGATCTTAACGATCGAAGCCATATCTATGGTACTCTAATCATTGCCTTATATAAGACAGATAAAAAATAAAGAGGGGAGACTTATAGAAGCCGGATTCCCCTCTTGGTCATTCTATTTAGTATGTACCGCCATCAATGATTGCATCAACCTGAGCAAGAGCATAACCAGTAGCAGTTGTATCAACTGTAGTTGTTGGTTCAGTCTGAAGACCAGTATAGAACTTGAAGGTATCATCGGTAGCATCACGGAAGTAACCAGCGTACTTATTAGTCGCGGAGACTATGAACTTACCATATACACCACTGTCAACTGTATCAGCTGCGTTATTCGCAGACAGCTTCAACATGGAGTCATCAACATTTACAGTAGATGAAGAGATGTAAGTTACTGCGCCTTCAACATTCAGGTTTCCATCAACAGTAAGTGAGCCGCCAACAGTAGCTGCGCCAGTTACAGTAAGATCATTACCGATAGTTACGTCATCAGGCAAGCCAATTTGGAAGGTTGTTCCTTCACCAGCAGATCCAGTTACCTCAACTTCGTTAGTAGTACCAGTTACAGCAGCGGCATAGTTTCCAGTGGTATCACCACCAAGGGCAACAGAGTTCGCCTGAATAGTAGTTGCGATAGTTACAGCAGCTGTACCATCAAAGTTCACAGTACCAACAACGTCACCAGAAAGGGCAATCGCACGAGTAGTTTCTAATGCTGTAGCAGTTCCAGCGTTACCAGTCATATCACCAGTTACAGCACCAGTGAATACAGAATCAGTACCGTCAGTACCAGCTTCCAGTATCTTCTGTCCGCCAGAAGAATAAACGTCACCAGTTACATCACCTGTTGTGTTACCAGTTACGTTACCAGTTACATTACCAGTTACGTTACCAGTAACAGCAGCAGTAACAACACCGAACGATACATTATCAGATGTACCGACAGCCTGCCCGATAGCGATAGAACCATTAGTGATAGTAACACCAGTTCCACCAGCAAAGTGAGCGCGGACTTCAGTAGCACTTGGACCAGTGTATGTAAATACACCTGCACTATATGCAAAACTACCGTCACCGCCACCATCAACTGCGCTGAAGTGTGCACGGGTTTCCGTTGGACTTGGACCAGTATATGATATTAATCCAGCTGATTTTGCTATTGAGCCATCACCACTAACATTTGCTACTGTAATAGCAGCCTGAGCGCGTGCAGCTGTATGATAAAGGTTTGTTGAGTGTTCTGCTAAATCGCTAGTGTCATGATTAGAGAGACTCGAAACTGTACCAGTTACAGCACCAGTTACCGCACCAGTGAAGGTCGCGTCAGTACCGTCAGTACCATTTTCAAGCACTTTAGTGCCATCAGTAGCTAAAATGTCCGCCTTAACATCACTAGTAATAGTAGAGGCTAGAGCAATTGTCGGGGTAGCAGTTTCACCAGTGTTGTTTGTTACAACAATGTTACCACCAGCTACTAGACTAGAAACATAACTT